AATCTAATTTCTTTTACTAGTAAAAAATTATCAGGAAAAATTTATCCTCCAGCTGATAAGTCTATATCACACAGATCTCTAATAATCTCATCATTAGCGGTAGGTAAGAGCCGCATTGAAAATTTGCTTGAATCAGAAGACGTAATGCATATGGTTCAAGCTCTAAAGTTGTTGGGCGTTAAAATAGATAAAAATAAAAAAGGAATTTGGGAAGTATTTGGAGTAGGTTTAGACGGCTTTACCGAGCCAGAGTATATAATAAATTGTGGAAATAGTGGTACTTTAGCAAGGACACTTATAGGTGCAGTTACAGGGAATAGTATTGTTGTTACATTTACTGGAGATCAATCTCTTAATAAGCGTCCAATGAAAAGAGTTATTATTCCTCTAGAAAAGATGGGAGCTCAAATTGTATCAACTGCAAATAATAAACTCCCTTTGACCGTCAAAGGAACTACAAATTTATTACCTATAAAATATGAAAATCCTATTTCTTCTGCGCAAGTAAAAACATCAGTTTTATTAGCAGCCTTGAATGTTAGAGGAGTTACAGAGTTTGTCGAACCATATACGTCTAGGGATCATACAGAAATAATGTTGAAAAAATTTGGGGCAAAAATAAGATTTAAAAGTTCTAAAAACAAAAAAAATGTTGTTTTCATAGAAGGGGGAGTAAATCTTAAAGGTAATGATATTTATGTGCCTTCTGATCTTTCATCAGCCTCTTTTGCTATTATAGCTGCTTCTATAGTGCCTGGCTCATATTTAAAATTAAATAATGTATGTATAAATTATTTTAGAACTGGAATTTTAGATGCCTTGAAAAAAATGGGTGCTGATATAAGTATAACTAATAGAAATAAATGCACTTCAGAAGAGCCAATCGCAGATATAGAAGTGAAATATTCAAAACTAAAAGGATTAGATCTAAAAAGTTATTGTTCTAGTAGAATGATTGATGAATATCCTATTTTATCTATTGCTGCTTCTGTAGCCTCTGGAAAAACCATATTAAGGGGACTTAGGGAATTAAAAGTAAAGGAAAGTAACAGATTTGATGCTATTATAAATGGCCTGAGATCTTGTGGAGTAAAGGTAAATTACAAGGGGGAAGATATAATTATTAATGGTGCTTCCGGTAAAATTAAGGGTGGTACAACAATTGATAGTAATTTTGACCATAGAATTGCAATGTCATTTTTAGTTTTGGGTGGGGTTAGCAAAAATCCTATATCGGTTAAAGGTTGTAAATCTATTTTAACTTCTTACCCTAATTTTCTTTNCCAGATGAATAGCATTGGTATGGATATNAGAAGTAANTGACTAAAAACAAAGTAGTGATAGCTGTGGATGGACCGGCAGCATCAGGAAAAGGCAGCTTGTCTCGGAGATTATCGAAAGATTATAACTTGGCACATATGGATTCAGGTAAACTTTATAGGGCAACAGCTCTGATTATCATAGAAAATAATATTAATCCCGAAGAAAAAAACAAAGTAGAACAGTATATTAAAGATATAGACTTTGATGATTTTATATTTGAAAATAAAAAATTATTGTCNGANGAAATAGGTAAAACGGCCTCAATAATTGCAAATTATAAAAATCTAAGAGATTATCTACTGAAGATTCANCGCGATTTTGCATATGTTAAAAATAATGACAAATTAGGAGTAGTTATAGACGGAAGAGATATAGGTACGGTGGTACTACCAGAGGCTAATATAAAGTTTTTTATAACGGCGTCTTTAGATGTTAGAATCACTAGAAGATGGAAAGAGTTGCTTTCCTTAGGATATGATATTATAAAGCGCCATGTAGAACAAGAAATGATAGAGAGAGATGAACGTGACAGCCATAGAACNCATTCACCATTATTTGCAGCTCCAGATGCAATCTTGTTAGACACCACTAAATTAAAGTTTGATCAGGTATATGTACTAGCAAAAAAATATGTAGAGGNTTNTTTAAGTTAAAGTTTAGAGAGATTTAAATAAACTTAATAGNNNNCTTACTGGAAGTGGCGTCCAGGGCACGGTAGAGAAATTTACTCCCACCCTTAAAACTGTGAGCAAAGCTCCAGTTGAAACTCCTACTACCCCCGCTAGTAGTGATGAGGATGAGGAGGACACTCTATCTTATTTTGCTAAATTGGCAGACGAAGATTAATTCTTTAGCCAAGAGCCACACGGAGAAGCCCCCTATTAGGGGGCTTTTCTTTTAAGTAAATGTTACTTTTATTGGGTACTTTGTAACTGTGGGCTTAGAGGGTGTTTTGCGTAGTTCGTTTTGACTCCCCAATCCAGGATATTTAGGTAGAGTTTTAGCTGTTGATCTGAAAGTATTAGTTAATTCTAATTGGCAACTATAGTTCATTGTATCTTGACGAGCATCTATTTGATGTGAGATACGTTTAATAATCCATACATTATCTTGTCTGTCTTCCCAAACTGCTGTTGTACCATCTACAAAACCACTTCCTTGGCCAACATCAGGTAGATTAAGAAAGACTATCATGCCTGCTTGCAGGCCTGACATACCATGCACTCTAATGGATAATTTATTATAATCCATTGGGTGTTGTGTTTGAATAGCTCGTTGTAGACTTAAATCAGAGGGGACAAGCACCCATGGAATTTCCATTTCACCAGAGTCTTTATTGATACTAGTAACAGGACTCCCATTGTATGAGGAAAACATTACTCTACTATCAGGCCAATCGGATATTCTTTTAGGTTCATTATATACGTTAGTGCCAAAGCTAGAGGTGGGATTAAATACTGGGGTTTCAGATATTAAACTGTATCTTTGGTCTTGCAATGCTGTATGATAATTAGATTGTACAGTCCAGGTATTTTTCGTATGTGTATTATATAGAATTTGTTTTGCTCCCCATAGGCCGTTACTAATAGTAGGTAAAGTATCTCCTGTTCCCACATAAGTATGATTTATACTAGTCATCATAGTTTGACGATAGGGTACTTGTGCAGCTGCCCCACCTATTGTTAGCATAAAATTATCTTGCATTGGTCGCAGAGCGGGTAGGAATTTATATCCCCGGGAAGTTTCCCAGAAATAAAAATCAGTTTGTCTACCTTTAAATATACTAGTACTAGCTCTTTTTCTGCCACGTTTCTTAGAACCGCCTGACTGCTGTGTTAGTTGTGCCGCAGTTACAATCTTACCAATAGCATCAAAAGGTCGTAGGTTTGGAACAATAATGTGTTTAAGATCCTCTGTGTCTTGTATTTCTATTTTTTTAGTGGTTTTTAAATCTTTTTCTAAAATCTCTTTTACCATATCTGAATATGTGCCTTGTAGAGTTCTAGAAATTCTTATTCTATTATTAGTCAACAGTTCTGGTGAACAGAAATGCAACCGATAAGTTAGACCAGATTGTATAGAAGCTCCAGCGGTAGAATCAGCCTCTTTCATATTTTGTACAGTATGAACTTGCATTGGTTGCTTAGAAAAATCTACAGGCCATTCTGAAAGCCCAGCTCTATCTACGCCCGCTGTTTCAAATTTTAAATAGAGTAATTCTTCTCCTATAATAAGACTGTTTCTCACTAGATTATATGTATCTAACATATCAATCCAGCCAGTAAGACCAAATTTTTCCATATCTTCAAATAGAAAAATTCTTTGAATAAAATCACCAATGGGATGCTCATTGCGAGGTTTACCATGATGTAAAGTAGCCATAGAAACTCTAAAAGTGCCTGGTTGAAAAATTACATCTTCTTGGGCTTGGGCACTTTGTATTTTATCTAAATCGTCAAAGATATTGATAGTCATTAATATAATAGTTCTAAAAATTCAGCCTTAAATTGACCTAAATAAGTGGGTTTCAGAAGTCTAATCTGTTTTTTATTATCTTGGATGGCTTGTTCATATTCAATATTAGTAACAGCAGTAGCCCCTGTAACTGTACTCATAACTTTTATTTTTTTAGCTTGATTTCCCGAAGATTGGGTAATTTCATAATGATGGGTAGCGTTAGGGTTTGCATATTTGTTATTTACAAATGCATCAAACTTTCTACGAGAGAGTGGCCATCCATAATAAGTGTTAGTGATTTCATTAAAAATTAATACTACCCAGTGGTTATTTACATTCCCATAGACAGTAGCGGCTACCATTTCGGGAGTTTCTCCATCAGATACATCGTATTTGGAAAAGATAGGCCCAATCTCTCGTATCCATTTTCTTACAGCAACACGGGTAGTAATATCTTGGATTTTTTCTGTAATACCATCACCAGTGCAATCATAATCTATTGTAGGGAAATCGTTGAAGTACATTTTAGAAACCTTCNNNTATCATCTGTTGATTCAGGAGTTCCATCTCTTTAAATTGTAATGAAAGGTCTACTTGAANNGGTGCATNATTACCAGCAAAAGTGGTAAATTTATCACCACCATATGCAACAGTTATATCAGTTAAAGCACANTGACCTANTCTATTAATTTTATCGTGTTCTTTACTACCATAGTAGTATCTAATCTTAAATACTTCAGGTATATTATAGATACGAGTAAATTGTGTTGCTTCTTGTCGAGGAGCTGCTCTTATTTTAAAAAATTTAACAATTTTTTCTACTATATCAGATTCAGCTTGGCTTGTAGGTCTTAATACAAAATTATATTGAAAAGTTCTAAAGCCTGGCCCACTATAACTCATCATCGTTTGTTCAAGGGCTCTTTTGCCTATTGTATATTGAGCGGCTTCTGCTAATGCCGAGGCCTAGGGTAAAGCCATTACAAAGCCAGTAGCTTCTGCGGCTATACCAGCACCAGCAGAGCGTTTAGCGTCTTGTGTACCTGTTGTGCCGCTGAGCTCATCGGTTACTTCTTTCTTACCTGATGAAAACATAGCTTTCTTTATACTATCTAGCGTACCACTCCCACCTAATCCACCTTCTACTAGGGCTTTCATAGTGCCTGCAATCATAGGAGTGCTTGCTGCAGCTGCTCTACTAAACCCTACTCCTGTTTGTTCCCATCCCTGTTGATATGCAGTTTGTGCTGAACCTGAGGGTATAGGTAGAACTACTACGGTTTCAAATGAACCTCTTGTACCTACAGCTGGTGCAAATTTAAGAGAACGAGTATCAACGCCACCAGAAACTTTCATAGCCTCAAAAGACATATGATTTTTAAATTCTTCTCCCGTCCCAATATCGTGGGGAAACTTTAATGTAGCACCGAAACCGCCAAAAGATTCCATATATAATCCTCATTAAGGTTGTTATAAGTATTTATATGGCAACTACAAAATATTATAAGGGAAAATTCAATCCCGAAAGGCCCAACAAATATAAGGGCAATGTTAGGAACATAATCTATCGTTCTGGTTGGGAACGTCGGTTTATGATCTATTGTGATCGTAATGAGAATGTTATTGAGTGGGGCAGCGAAGAAGTTGCCATCCCATATCAGTCTCCTTTGGATGGAAAGATACATAGATACTATCCAGATTTCTATGTCAAGGCGAAACAGCCTAATCATACGGTGGTCAAGTATATCGTAGAGATTAAACCAAAGAAACAGACTAAACCTCCTAGAAAGAACCCTCGAAAGAAAACTAAATCATGGCTATGGGAAGTCAAAGAGTACGCCAAGAACCAAGCCAAGTGGGATTCCGCCGTGAAGTTCTGTGAAAAGCAGGGCATGGAATTTAAGATACTAACAGAGGATCAGTTCACTAATCCATATAAATAGTATTATATGGCAAGTCAGATAGGTATATTCGATGAACTCCGTGAGGAAGCTCATGGGAGAGAGTTGTCTATACGTTGGTATAGACAGAAAGTACAGGCACTTTTACCGAAGCCTCAGGTGAGGCAAATGATTAGAGAGGGTATAAAAACCCAGAAGGTAACAGTGAGACCAAATTTTGGGATGATGAATTTATTTTATTATCGTCCTAAGGGAGCAGAGAAGTTACCATATTATGATGTATTTCCCTTGGTGATACCTTTAGGTAGGAGATTAAACAATGGATTTGTGGGTATAAATTTTCACTACTTATCAGTACCACAACGCTGGTTGCTTTTAGAAAGATTATCTATGTTTCAAGTGCCATCTGAATTAGATGCATTTGATACAGAAGAAGGTGCAGGAGATGTAATGGCTTTATTTTGGTCTAAAATTAGAAGGAAGAGAGGGGTGAGACCCATCGTAAGGCGATATTTAACAAAATATATACAATCACGTTTTTTAAAGATAGAATTAAGTGAAATGTTAATAGCACTTGCAATACCTATGGAACGATTTTATACCGGTAAATGGGGAGGTAAGAAACGTATGATACCAGAGAAGGTCTTTAGACAAACACGAAGGGAGATGATGTCAGGTGCTTAATAGATTTTTAGCCAATATAAGTTCTACTGGGGTAGCCAGAAAGAACCGATATAAAATGGAAATAACTGGCCGTGGCCCTCAAGCCGCAGGTGGGTTTAAAGAAGATTATGCTTTAATGTGTGAGTCTATAGAATTTCCTGGCCAAAATATGATGAGTAGTGCTGATACTTTACGTTATGGTCCACAAAGAGAATTTATTAATGGGGTAACGTATGGTGCTATAACAGCTAGTTTTATTTGTTCGCCAGATATGAGAGAAAAAAGGTTCTTTGAATTATGGCAGCAACAAACAATGGATATGGTGACATGGGAACCTAAATATTATAATGATTATATCGGTGGGATGAAAATATATCAGTTAGATAGAGCAGATATTCCTACTTATGTAGTAGAATTATTTGAGGTGTATCCTAAAACAATCACAGCACAAGATGTAGGAAATGCTACTAATGATGCATATCACACAGTAGCAGTAGAACTTGATTTCCACCATTGGGTATGGGATACAAAGAACCTTGTGCCATCTTTAAGTTCTATGAATATAGATGTTATGGAAGTAGGCACAACTAAACAAAAACCAGAAATTTGGACATAATTTAACAATATAGATGAGGCGAAAATATAATGAGTTTACCAGTAATTAATGCGCCAACGTATGAGTTGGCAATACCTTCAACAAAGGAGAAAATAAAATATAGACCATTTTTAGTTAAAGAGGAAAAGATTCTTTTACTTGCAATGGAAGAGGATGATGAAAAAACAATTAGTCTTGCTCTTAAACAAATCATAGAAAATTGTACTGATGGTAAAGTAGAGGTTGATAAATTGGCTCTATTTGATTTAGAGTTTATTTTTCTACGGATACGAGCCAAATCTGTGGGTGAGAATGTTAAAGTTAATTTACTCTGTGAAGATGATGGAGAAACGTATGTGCCTGTAGAGATTCCTTTAGAAGAAATCAAAGTGACATATACAAAAGGCCATAAGAAAACAGTTAAATTAACTAAAGATATTGCCGTTACCATGCGATATCCTCAGTTAAATATGATGGCAATGCAAGCTCAAGGGGATACGCCAGATATAGAGAAGGTGTTTGATATTCTGGGTGAGTGTATAGAGAATATTACTGAAGGCGAAACTGTACATGAGCGTATAGATTTTAATGACGGAGAATTAAAAACTTTTTTGGAGAGTTTAAGTAGTAAACAGTTCCAGGGAATACAAAATTTCTTTGAAACTATGCCTAAATTACAGCACACAATAGAAGTAGAGAATCCTAAAACTAAAGTGATGAATACGATAACATTGGAGGGAATGCAAAGTTTTTTCGCATAGCCCTTTCACATAATAACTTGGAGAACTATGTTCGTACTACTTTTGCTCTCATGCAACACCACAAATATAGTTATACAGATTTAGAAAATATGCTACCGTGGGAAAGGGAAATTTATATGACATTACTCATAGAATGGATCAAAGAGGAAAACGAAAGACAAAAGAAAAATGGCTGAAGAAGATAAAGATAAAGAAACACAAGTACTCGTAACAGAAAAAACATACGAGGTCGATAAGAAGGACTTTTTAAATATTCA